CCCCCTTGAGGGGGTGCCTCACTGGGAACCGGTTGCTCTGCTGGCTTGCTGGCCTTGATGAGTTCCAGCACCTGAGCCGGGGTCACCGTACCCGCGTCCAGCAGTTCGGCCAGTTCGACAACGTCGTCTTCCGGCGTCGAAGCAGCCTTGTACATGGTGAACACGGCATCAGGATTGGCCGGACGATCCACCAGGGACACCTCGACGAGGTTCAGACCCTTGATGATCTTCTTGTTCATCGGGTCACGCTCGGTCACCTTGCCACCGATGCTGAACCCCTTGTACACCTGGGTCTGCACCTTCAGCACCGCCACGGGGTCGACCACATGTGCGCCGAACATGGTCTTGCCCGTGGTGTCGTCGACCGAGGCTTCGATCGCGGTGCCAGCGGCCATCGACTGGTGCATTTCACGGACGGCACCGAACTTCATGTAGTCGGGCAGCGCAGCCTTCATGGCTTCGGGGGTGATGGTCTCACCGTCACTGTCTTCGGCACCAGACGAGGCGAAGCCCCAGACCTTCAGTGTGCCGTCATCCTGGGCTTCGACCTTCTCGATGTTCGCGTAGATGCGCTTCTTGGCCACGTTCGTGACTCCTTACTTCGCGGCTGCGGGAGCAGCACAGAGGGTGGCAGCGTCTTCAGCGCTGATGGTGGTGGTGATGCCGAACGGACCATATTGGCTAACGACGAACACCTTGTCACCCTTTCGGGTGCAGACGAGTCGGTTCTCGAGCTGAGCCGGAGCGCCTGCGCAACCACAGAGCGCGGCGAGCAGGACCAAAGCAGTGATGTGTTTCATGGGGTCTCCTCGGTGAGTACGGGCAGGATGTCGCACCTGCAATTGGGGTGAAGCGGAGGACCATCACCGCCATCACCAGGGAACTGTTCGTCGAGGCCCACTACGACCCCGTCGAGCTCGTTGCATTCATCGCAAAACTCGTCCTGTGCAATTATCCACTGCTTGCCGCTGACGACCCCGCTTGCACGGTAGCCTTCGAGGTTGCCTTGTACGTCGGCATAGGCAGTCTCGGTGCGCGCAATGGTCTCTGCTCGTGCGGGGTCGAATGCGTAGCTGTCTTCGATCTCGCTGGCCAGCTTGTCGTTGGACCATCCTTCTTCGATGCCCTGCGTCACTGTAGCGCGTAGCATATCACGTGTGGACTCATCCAGCTGCGTCACCAGTTCGGCCGAGCGCTCTTTCGAGTAGGCCACAGCGCGCTCGTTGACTTGTGATAACTGGTCCTTGGTGATCTCGCTGATGACTTGTACCAGGGCTTGTTCACCGCCATCAGCGGCCATGTCTTCGAGCATTTCGGCCAGTTCGGGCGCTAGGTCTTTCAACTCGTCGAAGGTCAGCGCAGCGATTAGCTTCTTCGCTTGGTCATCTGCGCTAATGCCCTTCGTCAGCTTGTCAGCGAGCAGCTTGCTGACTCCGGCACCCGCCTTCGCAAGTGCAGGCTTCACCAGCTTGGTGATACCGCTTGTACACGCCTTCGTGCTTGCCCTGTCCCGCGTGAGTGACTTCACCTTCCGCAGTCCAGAGCCTTGATGTTTTCCCACCGGCTTGCCCGTACCTCCTGCAGCGGGTTGTGCCTTGCCGGGTACAGGGCTATCACCCCCGGGAGGCTTTGGTCCGCCCTGGGAGCCCGGCGGACCATTGCCGCCCACACCCAGCAAGGGGGGTGGGGGTGCCAGGGCTTCCTTCTGCTCGGGGGTCAGTGCAGGCAGGCCCAGCTTCTCACGAGCTTCATCAGTAGTCATAACTTTCGCAGACACGTACCCTGTGAGCACTGTCATCTGCACCTGTGGTGACGACTCCTCCTCTTCATCCCAAGCGAACTCGTAATCGGTGTACCCGAAGTACTTCCAGATTACGTAGTCCATCAAGCCCTTGACCCAGTTCATCACCGGCTCAAGACCCTCCTTCTTGGCCTGTCCGTCCGCTGTCTCGGCGGTTGCCCGGTTCATTTGCGCGATGAGTGCTTGCGGGCTGACTGAGAACGCGAAGCAGATGATGCGCGCCAGCCACTCGTCGTACTTGTCCGTCAGAGCCGGGTCCTTGGTTTCATGGATGTCCATGCCACCTGGGACGAACTTCGCCTTGCGGCGCTGCGCGGTATTGCCTTCCATGATGCCATCCCAGTACTCCTGGAACTGCGCGATCTGGTCCGGGTTCCACTCCGGAGGCACGCCGACGAACGCTTCCGGTATGTTGCCTTCGGTGTAGTACTGGAGCTGACCGACCTGACGACGCAGCGCGATGTTGACGGTCATGATGACCTGCTCAACCGGGCTGTAGCCATAGATGCGATTGGTGCGCACGTTACGTGGACGGTAGATCAGTTCGTCACGACTGTAGTCCACCGCTGGGATACCCTTCAGCACCTGTTGATAGGCGACATCAGGCGGTTGCGGTGTGCGGCCTGTCTCATCGAGTACTCGCTTGATGGTGGCCCCATCGACGAGTTCCAGCGCGTACAAGTCGCCGCCCAGCGTAGCCCGGGGATATATCGTAGCTGCATCCAGCACCAGCATATCTTCGAGCAGCGCACGCAACCAGGTCTTCCACTCATGCTCGCCGTCCGGGAACATCAGGAAGTCAGTCAGCTCTTTGATGTGCGGGTCCGTTGGCTTGGGCTCAGGCACCTCAGGCACCTCAGGCACCTCAGCGGGCTTCGGCGGAACCACACCCGTCACCGGGTCAGGCACGGCAGGAGGCTCGGCGTTCTTGGCCTTCACCTTGTCAACGTGCTTCTGCGCGGACGCTATGCGCTCAGCCTCCTTCCGGGCCTGCTCGACTTCTTTGCGCGGCTTGATGACCCAGGACAACTTCTCCATCTGGTCCTTGCGGGTCTCGATCACAAGACGCATCAGGTCGTAGCCGTCGGCCAATGCGCGCATGTGCTCGAACGTGACGCCCTCGCCATCACGCGGTGTGCGGCGAACGTTGACCGCCATTGGGAAGTCGAACTGCCGACCCGGCACACCTTCCTTCGTCTGGGCTTGCGGTGCGATGGGGTCACCAGGACTGAACCACAGATTGCTCTTGTTGCCCTGGATGATGTACTTGACGCCCTGGACTACGCGGTCCAGGATGCCTGCGTCAATCGGTTTCTTCTCGGTGGCCATGCTCATTGCCTTCGTGTGGTTTTAGAAGTCCATGCGGGTGAAACACCACCCGTGGTCAGCCAACGTGAACCCTGAGCTCGACGCGTTCTTGGAGTTCACCCAGAAGACCAGACGCCGACGCATGGGTTCGAAACCATACACGTTGAACGTGAATGACGCCTTGTTGTAGTTGATCACCGACGCAGCGTAGGTGTCTACAGTGGACGGGCTTCCGTCGACGGTCAGGTTGACAGAGACGGAATTGTTGGATGAGTCCATCAGGATCCGACCAATACCACCAGCGGGGCTCTTCTGGTAGTACAGGTCAAACTGCCATTGGCCTGGACTCAGCTGCACTTCCCACTGGATGGTGTCGGTGCTGGCGTTGGATGAGTTGTACCGGCGGCAACCACCTGGGACACCCGTCAGCGTGGCGTCGATCGCCCAGGTCCCAGTGGCAGTGCCGGGGTGGCCCTGAGGAGAGGTCCAGGGTTCATTGGTAATCAACCACGGTCCAGCAGCGTAATCGAAAGCGGCCGGAGGGGGTTGCGTGTACCCCAGACCCGCACGCTTCGGGTTGACACCCGCGTCGGCCAGCAGCCATGTCGGGGGCAACGCAGTAACGGCCATTCGGAAGAACGGGAACCGGTTGTCTGCGCCTTCATAGAACAGGTACTGGATGTTGTTCGGGCCGGTCACGATGAACGGGTCCGCGACCTGGTCAACTTCCCACTTGGTCTTGCGAGTGCCGACCGGGTAGCCACCGTTGCGCAAGGTCCAGGTGTCTGTTGTCAGGCTCGGACTCGTGGCGACGAACAGGTCTGTCGGAAAAGCGGTTCGGCCCCACCCAGTGCCGTGGAACACGTGAACCCACTGTCCGTTCTCGAAGAACAGTTGACCACAGGACGCACTGCCGTGGTATCCCGGTTTCATTGTCAACAGAGGCTTGACAACGTTCGTGAACGTACCTGTGGGGGTCACGCACGAGAGCACACCGACCTGCCATGCGTTCGTAAACCCTTCACCAGTCAGCGTGTCTGCGAAGATGCTCTCGAGCATCATGTAGTACACCCCGTTGGACTTCACGACGCACGCATTGCCGTTGGAGCTCACGCCACCGTAGGGGCCTGTGAATACCGTGACGTTGCCAGCCCACACCGTAGGTGTGCTGATGGACGCAATGGCCACGCGAACGTTCTGCGTGCTCAGCTGCGTGTAGTAGCAGTACAGCACCGACCCTTCTACGTACACGAAAGAGTGAGCACAGTTCCCTGACTCACCACCGAACGTGTTGCCGATGCACGACACTGGATTGGACCAGTTGGTCGGGACCGTGGGGTCGCTGTTGTACGGGCACGAACGGTACTGCAGATAGCCGCCGAGCGTGTACATCATGTTGTACTGGTTGTTCGCAACCCAGATCGAAGCCTCCTGACCATCGAACAGGTCGTACCGGTCACCGGCATGCGGACTCATCTGGCAATTGGCGATGCTGGTGTCCGGGAAGACGCGGGTGCCGTTTGGCAACGACAAAGCATACGCGTTGTCGTTGGGCGTGGTCAGGTCATCGGCTTCGAAGCCAGCAGCGCGGAACGCTGCGTCCTCGGCAGCGTTGGACGGGTAGAACCAGCCATCGGGCGAAGCGTCCTTGCGGCCAGTGGCCAGACCGGTGCTGGTCGCATAGACCGGGAGACGATAACGGGTTGCCATGATCAGGATCCTTTTCCAGCGAGTTGTTTCATGTAGTTCAGCATGCCCATATTCTTCTGCCTCAGGAGAGGCTCAAGAGCGTAGCGCACTGCATCCCAGATGTGGTTGTGCTTGTCATCTACATCGGTCGTTGGCTCCTTCGTCAGCCGGTCGACTTTGTATGCGTAGAGCCGCGCCT